CCGGGCGTGGTATTATCGCGTCAAGCGGGATGAGGGAGAGATTTAGTGGCAACCACTAGGGGTAGGTGTCATAGGGTTTTGACAGTTATGACACTCGCGAACTGTCAGTACTGTCATACTGACACTGACGGCTTACGGCCTCAACTGTCAGTAGGTTTTGACAGTATGACACTGACGACAGTTGCAAGTGTCATACTGTCATAGTGTCGAGGGGGTCCCTGGGACTGACAGTTGGGGCGTCATAGACGAATGACACTGACGCCACTCCAACTGTCGTCAGTGTCGGGAGGGTATGACAGTAGGGGGTCTACAGGTTGTGGTTGTTGGGGGCAAGAGGGCACGGCACGCCGTGCCCGTACGGGAGTTGTTTGACAGTTCGGGATGGGGAGGGGAGTCCTTCGACGGACTCAGGATGGAGACAAGGGCGATGGAAAGCGACTTTTGCGAGGAGTTTTGCCTGGTGGCGCGGTTGATGGCGGCGCTGGGGGTGGAGCTGGCGGCGCAGGAGAATGAGGAGTGGGTGTATCGCCTGGACGAGGGGGACCCCGCTGGGGGACCCGGGGCAGGTACGCGGTGGGACCTGGACGTGACGCGGTTCTGTGCGCTGGTGGTGCGCGACCAGGAGGCGATGGGGTGGATCACGCCGTACCGGGCGGAGTGGTACGTGCGGGAGGTGGGATTGGCAGAGCGGGTGCGGGGGCTGCTGACGCTGGCGATCGAGGGGATTGATTCGAGGCCCGAGGTGGAACGATGAGCATTCTAGAGGACATTCTGGCGTTGAGGGGACGACTTCCTCATCAAGATTTGTGATAAACTCCCGCCAGGATATGGCATATTGATGAATTACGACGGTTCCTATCAGTTGATCGTGCCACAGGAGGACACGCAGAGGGGAGAGATCGATGGCGACGTACGGCGAGAGTGAGTATATCTATGGGCTGCACGCGGGGAGCGGGAACGACGGCGGGTCGGAGCGCGTGCGGTGGAGCGGGGCGGAGGTCCTCCAGGGGAAGGGTTGGATGGTGTTTACGGAGGCCCTCGGCCACGACCCGGACGACGCGGGCGGGGTGGATTACCGGCCCTGGGCAGACCGCGGCCTGGGGGTGATCGTCCGGCTGAACCACGGGTACGGGGAGGCGGGGACGATCCCGGCAGCGGAGCAGTGGGAGGCGTTTGCGGCGCGGGTGGGGCGGTTCGTGGCGGCCTCGCGGGGCTGCCACCTGTGGGTGATCGGGAACGAGTTTAACCACAGCCAGGAGCGGCCGTACGGGATGAAAATCCAGCCGGAGGATGCGGCGGAGGTGTACGCGCAGTGCCGGTACCAGATCCGGCAGCAGGCGGGCCATGAGGACGACGTGGTGATGGTGGGGGCGGTGGCGCCGTGGAACGTGGAGACGGGGGACTGGCTGACGTATTACGAGCGGCTGCTGTATTACTGTATGGCCCTGGGCGGCGGGGTGGACGCGCTGTGCTGGCACGCGTATACGCACGGCTCGGATCCGTCGCTGGTGTGGAGCGCAGAGACGATGGATGCGCCGTACGAGGACCGGCTGTTTCACCTGCAGCAGGCGACGCAGTTTTTTGAGCGCACGCCGGCGGCGCTGCAGGGGCTGCCGATCTATATTACAGAGTGCAACCAGGGGGGAGAATGGGAGGACGCGAACCGGGGATGGATCCGCCTGGCCTATGCGGCGGCGATGGAGTGGCGGGCATGGCAGATGGACGTGCGCTGTGTGGCGATGTATCGCTGGCCGCAGATCGACCAGTGGAGTATGGTGGACAAGCCCGGGGTGCTGGCGGGGATGGAAGCTGCGCTGGCCGAGGGCTATAGATGGACGACAGGAGGTGACGAGGTGGCGGACGAGCTGAGGAATTTGTATTTCCAGGGCGAGTGGGCCGAGCAGGACGGGATCAGCCAGTTGAAGGTGTTTACGCCGTGGCGGGTGTGGTGGCGGGAGCGGACGGAAGGGGACCCGGACAGCACGAATTTCCGGCCCGAGGCGGCGCCGATCGCGGACGCGGACAAGGTGAACACGGGGCCGACGGCGCAGAAAATCTGGACGAACCACGCGACGCACGAGGCGGGCCTGATGCAGGGTCCGATCGCGGTGACGGCGGGCCGGGAGGTGACGTTCCGGATCTATGCCAAGCAGGGGGTGAAGGACAGCAAGGGTAAGGTTCGAATTGGGATCGACCCGACCGGGGGCGTGGACCCGTGGTCGCCAGATATCGTGTGGTCGGAGGAGGTGTGGGAGCCGTACGATGCGTTTGTCGAGCTGTCGGCGAGAGCAGTGTCGCAGGGGCAGGTGACGGTGTGGACGTACGCCTGGTTCGAGTGGCCCGGGGCGTGGTGCGACACGTATTGGGACACGGCGACGTGGATCGTGGAGGATCCGTACGTGCCGCCGACGACGCCGCCAGATGGAACGCTGGCGGAGCTGGTGGCGCGGTTGGAGACGGATGTGGCGGCGCTCAAGGGGCACCTGGCGGCGAATCGGCGGAGCTGCTATTTGATCGAGTAGGAGGAGCCCTCGAGGGAGGGGGAAAGGCGAGAGATGGTCAAGAGGCCGGACAACAAGGCAATATCCGGCGCCGTGCGGGATGCAGACAGAGGAAATAGGAGGTTGCAGTGCATCACAGTAAAGATAGAGATGAGCAGATCGCGGAGCAATTCAGGGAGATGGAGCTGGGGCCGACCGGACGCTTTCCAGAAGGGCATCTGACAGATAACGATGAGGGAGAGATCCGGATAGGCATAACCTCGTTGAAGGGGTGCATAGTCATCAGTTTTGGCGAGCCAATCGCGTCTATCGGGTTCACGCCACAGCAAGCCAGGCAGGTTGCTAATACGCTCAGGCAGCACGCGAACAGGATCGAGCCAAAGCGGGGTTCGAAGCGGCGGCGCTGACCTGATGATCGAGTAGGCGCGAAATGGCGCGTGGGCACGACACGTCGTGCCCGTACGTAGGCCAAGATCCGGGGATGTGAGGAAAGCCGGGTTGCGGATATAGCCTCCGGGGGTTTCCAGGGGTGGACGGCTCCCGGGGGCGTATAGAGAGGGGCGGGGAAATGAAGACGATCGCGATCGTGAATCAAAAGGGGGGCGTGGGCAAGACGACGACGGCGGTGACGCTGGGGCACGGGATGGCGATGGGCGGGATGCGGGTGCTGGTGGTGGACCTGGACCCGCAGGGGAACGTGGCAGACGCGCTGGGGATCGCCAAGCGGCCGGGGACGTACGAGATGCTGATCGGGGACCCGACGCTGGCGCCGGGGCTGAGCGGGCGGCCGGGCCTGGAGGTGGTGCCGGGGAACAAGCGGACCGTGGAGGCGAAGCAGATTTTGGCGGGGATGGCGTTTCGCGAGCAGCGGCTGCGCCAGGCGCTGGATGTGTACGCGGGCGTGTACGACGTGTGCCTGCTGGACGCGGCGCCGGGGGTGGATGTGCTGCAGATCGGGGCGCTGGTGGCGTGTGACTATTTTCTGATCCCGGTGGCGCTGGACCACCTGGCGGTGGTGGGGGCGGCGGACGCGCTGGCCAGCACGGCGAGCCTGCTGCAGGTGGGGGCGTTTCGGGGGAGGTGCCTGGGGGTGCTGCCGACGATGTGGGAGCGGCGGACGAAAGAGAGCCAGACGCAGTTGGAGGTCTTGGCGGGGCAGTTCCGGGAGCTGGTGTGGCCGCCGGTGCCGCTGGATGTCAAAGCGCGGGAGGCGCCGGCGCACGGGATGACGCTGTGGGAGTATGCGCCGGTGTGCCGGGCGCTGCAGGGGGCGATTTTGGACTCTGGGGCGCGGGTGGGGGGATACGTGCAGGTGCTGGCCCGGCTGGTGCGGGAGGTGGGCTGTGGCCAGGCGTGAGGTGGCGCTGGATCCGGCGGTGGCGAGTATTTTAGGCCCCTCGTCCCAGCCTCCCTCCAACGGGAGGGGAAAGAAAACGCCGCACGAGCGGGAGCGGCGGGGGCGGAAATTGTCGTTGACACTGCCGAGCGACGCGTGGGTGGATGTGGTGTACGCGGAGGCGCGGCGGTGGGGGGCGCTGCGGCCGGCGGATGTGGTGGTGTATGCGCTGGCGCGGATGATGGCGGGATTTGAGGAGGGGGAGGCGCGGCCGCAGGGGGAGGCCAGGCCGTACTATCGAGCCGGGGAGGGGCTGGCGCTGCCGTGGGAGCCGGAATGATTTCTGCAGTGGCGCTCTGGGGGCTTCCTGGCGGGTGAGGTAGGGCGTCCGGGCGGGCAGCCTATAGGGCGGGGGGTAGGGTGCCCTAGGGCGTCCGGGCGGGCGGGGGGTAGGGTGGCCGAGGCGCGGAAGTGGGCATACCAGGGGCCGTGGGGTGGTTTTTGGGGCTTAGAGGGGCTGTAGACGGGAGGAAAGGGGGCGCAATACATTGCGCCCCTACGATGGGGGCCGCAGAGGGGAGGGACAGATGGGAATTCCAGATGGCGGTGGGCTGGGGCCGAGGGGCGAGGTCCAGATTACGCACCAGAACGACGAGAGCCGGCGGCGGGTGCCGATCCGGATGGCGGTGAACGTGGCGCTGCTGATCAACGGGCTGACGGTGGGGGGGTACGCGATCTCGTGGCTGGTGCGGGCACAGCGAGTGTGGGACGCGACCACGTCGCCGGGGTATTTGTCCGCCTGGTCTGCGACGTGGCGCAGGCTGGGGGCGGTGTGGGAGGCCGTGGCCGCGCACGTGGGGGAGCGGCTGTTTCTGTGGCCGATCCCGCTTGTCCTGGAGTGGTTTGCGCCGGTTCTGATCCTGATCGTGTTCAACCTGGTGCCGAAACTGCTGAACGACGAGTGGCCGCCAGCGTACGGGCAGGCGGACCCGGCGGGCGGGGAGGGGCGCACGTTTTGGCAGTGGCTGTTTGGGCGGCGGGAGCGCGGAGAGGGGGAGGAGGACGGGCCGCGAAAGATCGTGGTGGAAGGCGTCGTGCGCGGGGGGAACGGGGAGACGCGGACGCGGTTTGAGACGGAATACCCGGAGCGGTGGCAGCGCTACCTGCGGGCGCTGGTGAGTGGGTCGCCGATGCTGCGGCCGGGGTTTTCGGTGCGCGCGGCCACGAGTATCCTGTTCCGCGTGCCGAGGGAGGAGTTTGTGGAGGTGTCGGACCAGTGGGTGCGGATCGGGTACGCGGCCAAGACGAGCGGGGCTCCGAACGCGCGGCGGTACCTGACGGCGAAAGGGGAGGCGTTTGCGCGGGGGTGGGCGGCGATGGACGGGGCGGGCGCGTTGGCACGGGAGGGGGGGTAGGAGAGGGGCCGGCGGTCCTGGAAAGTGTGATCGGAGTGTGGTGAGCGTGCAGGGCACGGTTAGCACGGTGCCCGTGGCTGGGTAGGGGAGTGGGGAGGGATGCGATGGTGGATGTAGAGCGGTTGCGACGGGTGGCGGCAAAGCGGGAGCGGAACCACCGGGTGGGGATGATCCTGACGACGCGGGAGGTGCTGGCGCTGATCGCGCGGGGGGATGCGCGGGTGGCGGCGTACGAGATCCGGATCGAGGAACTCGAGCAGGAGGTGTCCAGGCTGCGGAAGGAGGCGCTGCGGGCCGGGGAGGCGCGGCCACGCGGCAATGCAGATTGGGTGACGCTGGCCGAGGCGGCGGAACGGGTGGGCTCGTACGAGAACGCGGTCGGCAAGTGGGCGCGAGAGGGGGTGATCAGCGGAGAGAAGCGGTTGGTGCGGGGGAGTGATGGCAGGCCGAGCTGGATGTGGTACGTGGACGCGGACGAGCTGGCGGTGTACCTGGCGATGGATTACGAGGAGAGGCGGGCGGTGCGGCGGGGGAGGGTGGAGCTGGCGAGTGTGATCGGGGCGAATGCGGGTGATGATTGAGGTGGGATGCGGTAGGGAGGGAGCCCCCCCGCCATCGTGTGACGGCGGGGGGACGTTTTTAGTCTGTGAGGCTTTCTATCTGCGAGCGCAGAACACGGCGCGCGCGCTGTGGATTCGGCTCGTCCGGGTCGCGGTAGGCATCGAGGTGGCCTCGGTCGATGCGATTCGAGATGGCAGATACGACGACTCCCAAGATATCGGCAGCTTCGGTGATGGTGATCAGATCATCCCCACGCAGGCGGAAATGCGCTTTGCCTACGATGGCTCCCAGTGGAGAATCCCAAAACTCGCGGGGGATGCGGTAGCTGTAGCCCATCCCCGGCGCGGCAAACAGGCGCTCGCAGAGATCCTGGATGCCCTCGCTCACGCCCATCGCCAAGGCGGATTCGACATCGAGCTCTCCGGCCGCCAGCCGGGCGATCTCGGCGAGTTGATCGGCGAGGGCCGAGTTGTACAGGGCGTCCGATGCGACGAGCTGCACCTGGACACCGAGTACTGCTTGCTCGATCTCCCAGGTGCGTTTGCGCCAGTATTCCATTAGAAACTGCTGGATGGTATCGCGGTACTGCTGTGGTGTACGGTCGACGACACTCATTGTAAAATCCTCCTGTCTGTGGTAGAATAAAAGTGTGACCCCGCCGGGCTGGTCGGCGTGACGGGGTCACAGTGGGGCGGACGGGCGCAAACCCGTCCGCTCTTGCTAGTCTGTGCTGCCAACGCGTGCCAGTCGACCGGTACGGATGGCCTTGTTCCGGATCGCCTTGTGCCAGCAACCCAGGAGCAGCGCTTGGTGCTCTCCGTGGCGGATCGTGCCGCGTACATAGAGAACCGTTTTGCGCACGATGGCCTCAACCGCTACGTGATCGGTTCCGGCGAGAGCGACGTCGGGCTCGCTGTCTCCGCGCGGATCGCGCGCTACCGGGACGAAAAACCAGTCGCCCTGGCGATGGACAATAGTGCCTGTGGCCCGGGCCTGCTTGACCTCGGCGGGCTGGAGGTAGTCGAGCGCATCGGCCAGCGTGCCGATGGTACTAGGGATCTGGGCGATGAACGGGGCCTCGTCGACTCCGACCAGATAGTGCCACATCCCCGCACCGTAGAGATCGCCGTATTTCCGCATTTCGATCAGGGCGATGCCCTCTCCTACCTCAACCGTGTAAAGGTTTTGGCCGTGGAGATGGGCATTGGAGCGATAGCCCTGGCCCGTCTCCACGATGATCGTGCCATCCTCGATGTAGGGCGGCTGGTGTTTGCCCCAGCAGCCGCAGTCGAATTTTCCCAACTGGACTGGAATCCCCGCTGTTACCAACGTGCTGATGTCGTTCCGTGTCTCGGTCATTTCAGGCTCCTTTCAGTCAACTTTGTGAACTCGATGTCTAGATTATACACCAACTTTGTGAGGTTGTCAAGAAAAAGGGCAGTTTTGGGCGAAACTTTTAACATTCGGGGCGGCCTCGGAAAAATTGAGATCCGCACGGATGTTCTGATTGGTGACCACACGGCTTGACAGGGGGTGGGAGAACGTGATATAATGGCAATACGTGTGCGAGGCCGGGTAGCGAGGGAGACGATGGGGATCGTCGAGCGGATTGTGATCGAGATACAGCGGCATGCCGAGAGGCTGGCGGAGCTGTTGCAGCAGCCCGGGCAGATCATCATTAACGTGAATCCCACCAACGAGACCCATCCGGTCAAAATCGAGATCCGAGCCAAAATGTAGATGTATGCGCGCCCGCAGATGCGCCCCGGGAACTCCCGAGCGGGCAGGGACCCGGGCTTATAGATGTGGCCGGGCGATGCGGGAATGCATCGCCACGAAGCCAGGCGTGGCCTGGAAGGGAGCGCCATTTCCCCAGATGGGGGGATGGCGCTTTTTTTGTTGGGACGAGGGCACGACACGTCGTGCCCGTACGGATCGCGATGGAGGGGACGATGAGTCCAGTGAGCGGGCTGCTGCGGAGCCGGAAATTCCTGGTGCTGGTGCTGGATACGGTGATCAGCATGGTGGTGTTTTTTGTGGGCCGGTATGCTGCGCCAGAGATGGCGGAGGATATCGGTTTTTTGATCGCGGCGCTGCAGCCTGTGGCGGTGATGCTGATCGGGGCGATTGCGTACGAGGACGCGGCTGCCAAGCGGGCTGGCGCTTTCCGACAGGCTCAGGATGCCCACAGGCGAGATCGATAGACGATGCCGGGGATCGAGTTCTGGGCGGCGCTGCTGGATGCGTCGGCGCCGGTAGCGCTGGCGGCGTTTGCGATCTGGGTGCTGCAGCGCGAGTTTAAGCGGCAGTTGCAGGAGCGGGACGAGCGATTGGCGAGCGAGCGCAAGCAGCACGAGGAACGGATGGCGATGGAGCAGCTCCAGCGGCGGGCGGAACACGAGAACTATCACGAGGAGCGCCAGGAGCTGGTGGGAGTGATCGAGCGGAATACGACGGCGTGGCACGAGACGACGTCGACGTTGGGGCAGATCGCGGCGGGGATGGCGATTTTGTGCACGTCGTTGGAGGAGAGCAGGCGGGACGTGGGCGCGATCCGGACGATGCTGGCGACGCGGCCGTGCATTGGGGATGCGGCGGTGGAGGATTGAGATCGCGCGCTGGGGCCTGGGGAGGATCCGAGTTCCCCCCCCTCCGGATCCGAACCAGGCCCGGGGGCGCGAATGGGGCCTTTGTCCCACATAGTGCGGGTGGGATCTCCACTGCGCTTCGAGGAGGATCCGAGTTCCCCCCCCCTCCGGATCCGAACCAGGCCCGGGGGCGCGAATACGCGCGTAATCAGATGTGGGTGAGTGGATGGATGAGGTGATTGTGGAGGCGCAGGCGCTTCCGGGGATGGAGGCGGCGATAGAGGATGTGGAGCCGGACGAGGCGGCGCAGCGCGCGGCCGCGTACCGCGTTTTTGCGTCCCAGCAGGTCGATCATCCGTGGCTGGATACATATTATACGCTGCGGGAGCAGGGGTGGAACTGGCGGCAGGCGATCTATATCGCGTGGCTGGCGATGCCGGAGGGCCGGCGGGTGCCACGGACACAGCACGAGCTGGCGACGGAGGTGCTGGGCCTGGCGACGGACCGGCGGCTGCGGGCGTGGCGGCAGGAGAACCCGGCGATCGAGGAGGAGGCGGTCGGGCTGCTGCGCAACCGGGTGTTTTCGGCGATCCCGGCGGTGATGGAGGCGCTGATCGAGAGCGCGAGCACGCCGAGCGGGCGGAATCACGCGGACCGGCGGACGTTTCTAGAGATGGTGGGGGTGCATTTTCGCCAGAATCGAGAGGTGCCGGAGGATCTGTCGGATCTGTCGGATGCGGAGCTGCTGCGGTTGGTGGAGGGGAAAAAGATGCCTGGCCTACAGGGTGAGTCGGGTGAGTGAGCAGGAGCGGCTCCGTCCCTCGGTGGACTCGGGATCTCCGCCTCACGACGTTCGGCTCCGAACGGAATTGGCGCGGCGCGAGCTGGCCAGGCGGGATTATGGCCGGTACGCGTCGTATGCGTTCCCGGGGTGGATCGACGCGGCGCACCACCGGCTGCTGGCGGAGAAACTGCAGCAGGTGGAACGGTACGTGGCCACGGGCGGCGAGGCGGGGATCGGCCGCCTGTTGATTTTTATGCCGCCCCGGCACGGGAAAAGCCTCAACGCGAGCGTGCTGTTTCCGACGTGGTTTTTGGGGCGCAATCCGGACAAGCGGGTGATCATTGCCTCGTACAACGGCGCGCTGGCGATGGATTTTAGCCGCCAGGCACGGAACCTGATGTACGGCGAGCGGTACCGCGCGGTATTTGGCGACCTGTCCAGCCGGGAGGAGATAGTCGAGATTTCGGGGGACAGCCGGAGCGTGGAGAGCTGGAGCCTGGACGGGCACAAGGGGGGGATGGTGGCGGCCGGCGTGGGCGGGGGGATCACGGGCAAGGGGGCGCATCTGTTTATCGTCGACGACCCGCACAAGGACCGGGCGGACGCCGAGAGCAAGGCCAAGCGGGAGGCGGTGTGGGGGTGGTGGACGTCGACGGCGTATACGCGCCTCGAGGAGCACGCGGCGGTGATCGGGATGCTGACGCGGTGGCACAATGACGACTGGGCGGGGCGGCTGATCAAGGCGATGGCCACGGACCCGAGCGCGGACCGGTGGGAGGTGCTGTGCCTGCCGGCGATCGCCGAGTCGTGGGCGGAGGAGGTGGACCCGGAGCAGGCGCAGCGGGCGATGCGGGCCGGGTGGGTGATGGCGGCCGACGCGCTGGGGCGGGCGCCGGGCGAGCCGCTGTGGGCGGACAAATACGACGATGTCGAGATGGCGCGGATCAAGGCGAACGTGGGCGGCTATGACTGGGCGGCGCTGTTCCAGCAACGTCCGCGACGGGAGGAGGGGAACATTCTCAAGCCGTCGCTGTTCCGGTACATCGACGCGGATGAGGTGCCGGCCGAAGTGCGACCGGTGCGATACCACGACCTGAGTGTGGGGCGGAGCAGCCGCGCGCACCCGCTGGCGAACGCGCTGTGCGGGCGGGACAAGCAGCGGCGATTCTATATCCTGGACGTGCGCGAGTTCCAGCCGCCGTGGAGCGAGGCGCGGAACAAGCTGGTGAATGTGATGCTGGAGGACGGACCCGAGGTCAAACAGGGAATCGAGGTGGCGGGGCAGCAGGACGGGTATTACCAGGATTTCCGCGACGACCCCAAGCTGCAGCTGCGGTCGATCGTGCCGGTGAATCCCAAGGCGGGCGGGGACAAAGAGGCGCGGGCGCAGTTGTGGGGGACGCGGGCAGAGGACGGGCTGATTTACCTGGTGCGCGGGCCGTGGAACGACGATTTTATCGAGCAGTGCGTCAATTTCCCGGCCGAGCCGAACGATATGGTGGACGGGGTGAGCGGGGCGTGGCAGATGCTGCCGGGATTCGTGAGCTGGGAGGATATCCCGGTGGGGACGCCGGTGGGGAGCTTGTTTGATCCGTTTAACGAGCGGGCAGGAGGGCACGTTGCGGACGTGCCCCTACGGGAGGGGGTTACGTGGCCCGGATAGACCTGATGGAAAAGGGGAAGACAGGCCTGCAGGCGTGGTCGGGGCAGGTGACCGAGGCGTATTCGACGAAATTGCAGTGGCCGGCGGCGTACGCGATCTATGACGAGATGCGCCGGCGGGACCCGGGGATCCGGTCGATGCTGAATGCGCAGATGCTGTTGTCTAGGACGGCCTCGTGGTATTTTGAGGCCGGGGGGACCACGGACGCGGACAAGCGGGCAGCAGAGCACCTGGAGGAATGCCTGCACGATATGAGCCACACGATCGAGGACGCGATCGAAGACGCGCTGAGCTGCGTGTGGTTCGGCTGGTTCTGGCAGGAGGTGTGCTACAAGCGGAGGGCGGACGGGCGGATCGGGTGGCGCAAGTGGGCGGAACGCCGGCAGAGCGCGTTCTACCGGTGGGATTTTGACGATGCAGGCGGGGTGCAGGCGATGGTGCAGCGGCCGGCGCCCTCGTACGACGAGATCGCGATCCCGATCGGAAAGAGCCTGCACTACCGAGGCCAGCGGGACGGCGGGAACCCGGAGGGGTGGGCGCTGGCGCAGAGCGTGTACGAGCCGTGGTATTTTCTCAAAAATC